CTTCTGCCTATAATAGGAGTTTTTATGCAACCGCTGCGTTTCCATGTAGCCCAAAGTTTAAATACAAAATCATGCACTTGCTGGAAGAATGGAATAGTTAAAAACTCTTTGTCTATGCCTCCATACAAAAGTCGAAACGTTATGCTTTTGCTTTCTTCTCTTTGTTGTTGTGTTAATTCTTCAACACCAAAATAGAACCGGCCTAAATAGTCATGTATACTTGTGTCTGGCAAATCATATCCAATAAGTTTAGCAATCAGTCTAACGTGATAACTATCAAAGTCCATTTCTATTAAAGCGCCTTCAGTGTGTCGGCTTATAAATGCTGCTCTAGTACCATCTTCTTTGTTCATGGCCGCATAATTGAATCCACCATATGCATTGCTTGGTCGACCTGTTGTGGTATGATAGTTGTATCTGGAATACACTCGATTGTCGTTAACTAGTTCTGGCATTCGAAAAGTGCTATTAACTGCTAATCCATTTTGTTCTATATCGGCAAACGTTCTGGGATACAACTCATTGAACCGTTTATATGAATCAGTGAGTTTTGCATTGACAATCATGGGCCAGGCATAGTGTCTAATTTTCTGACACATAGCCAAATGTTGCTGTATTGGTATTACTGCATTTACTTGTGGCAATGATTTGAGTCGACGCCAATAAAAATCATGAGCTGGGGTAGGATAATGGGACTCATCATATGCTTCATTGTAAGTGTACCACCACAAAGTCTTTACATCCCATACGGCATCGTTTCCACCGGTTTGAAGCCATCGCTTCTTGTCATGGATAAATATATTATCAAGTTGCAAAAACCTTGTAAGATACTGTGAAAAGCCCCTTATTTGTTCTGTATGATGTATTGGTATCAACCATTCGCTGCCGTCTTCACAATAAACATATATTGAATATACATCTTGCTGTGATTCATGAGTAGTTGGATTTGCATAAATAGGAACTAACAATGTCTTGTTTTCTGCTATTATGTCTAGGCAGGTCGTAACATCAGATTCATAGTCCACTATCATATAACATATAATAGTAAATAATTTTTACGAATCCAATCCGTTTATGTCTGTGGGTGTTATAAAATCAGTGTCAGTATAGTATTGAAGTGGATCGGACAATACTTTAGTGATTTCAGATAATTTTACTTTGGCTAAATTTATTTGTTCTGTATTTTTTGTTACAACGCCTTTCTTGGTTGCACCAGCTGTATATTCATCTTGTTTTGGACCTGTTATATACCATTTAATTTGTTGAAACTTATACAATTTTCTGTCAATTAAATTGTTAGATAACGAATCATATGTTGTTTTATCTGTCTCAAATATTTTGTCATTATCATATTTCTTAACAAAATATCGATTCAATATTCCAGACACAATGTTTTCACTTGTTATTGTTGCTGTACCCGGCTGAAACGATTTAAATTTTGTTTTTATTTTTGGTTTTAATTTTCTATATTGTATTGTACTTTTATTAACAGTGCTAGGAGAAACATAGGGAATTAGTTTTTTTGATGTTTTAGAATTCCATTTAGTCTGTGTGTATATTTCACCAGTTAAGTATCGATGATATGCTCCTTTATATTCAACGTTGTCAGTAGTCATCCATTGCTTACCTTTAGTAAACAAATTATTAGTAGTTTCGTCTGCAGTGTAATATGTTTTCTGTCTACTCATATTAATCTATATTTGGTCTCATTATACAAGTAACTTTTGTTTGCCAAAAACCATCTGTTGATATTGTGTGATTTATTCCTATAATGCTAAAAACTGTGTTTGCAGTATATTTTTTTGGTAATGAATCAAACGTTAACACATCTCCATATCGTAATCCGTTAATTCCGTCAATAGTAAATGATGCATCAAATGGAAATATTGGAGCAGTCATTTGTTGTGTTTTTCTAATATCATTGGTTGGATATTTTAAATATTCTAATAATGCTGTTTTTAAATCAGCAGCTGTTTCTGAATCTTGTGGGGATGCTCCATATTTATCTGCTGCTTGTTGTAATTTCTGTACAGCTAGATCGTGAGTTGTCTTATAGTCATCTACAATTTTTTGTACGCTAGCGGCATTGTCGGCATTAAACATAAAATTCATATATGGTGCTATATTTTCTTCTGATATATCAGTACCTTGATTTAAAACATAGCTAAGATTTTTTACACTGCTAGGAAGTTTTGCACTTAATTGAAAATTTTGAACTATAGTTCCAAATGGATGATTTGCAAACATTGGAACAGAATATGGTATAACACCTTGTTTGTCAATATAACCAGAATCTGCAAATACTATTTTAGTTTTATCAAGTTTATTTTCTGTTAAAACTAGTTTAATTGCACCAGCTGTAGCTTTATTAACTAATGAAGATATAGACTGCAAGAAAGTTCCTAGTTTAAAATTAGCTTTATTTGCAGTAAGGCCTAATACTATTTCATCAATTTGAGCTAGATTAATAAAAATTCTACTTGGTAATATTTTAGAAGATTCATCAGACCCCCCAACCTGGAATACTCCTGGCCATTCTTGATATATTCCTTTATCTTGTAATTCATCACTAGACTCGGTTGTCGACTGTACTACATCTGCATAATAGCCGGTTAGTCCATACCAATTCATACTATTATCGTTAGCGAATATCGATGGGTCTTTTGGTAACAATAATACATTTTCTGGATCATTCGATTTTAAATGCTTATAATATGTACTCCCAATTTGTACGTCGTCTAATAAAATTCCTATGCCTTCTTGTTTGCTAGAAACATATGTGTTTAAAAAATAAACTAGTCCGCCAACTGTTATGTATCGATTTTCATCTGTTAGTATTTTTAATACTTCATTTTCTTCTTTTTCATATTGTTCTCGTTGATCTTTTTTGTCTTGTCGGGAACTACTAGTATATTGATCGAGTTGGGCGTTAAATTCAACGTCAAGCCGATCTTCAAATGCTTGTGATGCTGATGCAAACAATAAGTCATTTGGAACGATTGGTGGTGGAACAATAACGTTAAATTCGGGGTCTGTACGTTTAGGACGTGCGCTTTCTGCAAAAGCTGAACCAGAATTAAATTCAAATGGTTCAGGTGGTTCATATACGGCTTCAAAATCCGGACGTGATAAGTCCATATTAAATGGTTGTCCGAACAATATAAATCTGTCAGTTGCTTCTACATTTGTTTCACCAGGTATTTTAAACGGCACAATACCATTGCTTTTTCCAGTAGAAAGTTTAAATGCGTCTCTCAAATTATCTACATCACTCGACAATTTTTCATAAAATTCAGATTGAGTATCTGGGTTTGGTGCATTCACTTCTGGTTCTGCAGCGCCAACTTCAACATTGCTAGTAGTTTTGAGTTTTGACTTTTTTTCTTTATCAGGATTCATTATCAAAGAAATGTCTGTGTATATATCACTAGTACCAGTTAACTGTAATGTAATATCAGCTGATGCATCCTCCGTATATGATAAATCGAAATTTGTTATCAATCCAGAAAATGTATATTCATTCATTAAACGTATTTCGTTTTTTAATTCTTCAATGTTCCAATCTGGATATAGCTTTTTTAGCTTTTCATCATCCGGTAATACTAAATCAGTTAACATTGCATTTGTAGGTTTTTCGCCTCCTGTTTTTGTAATGATAGCAGAATCTGGGTGCCTCACTGTTAATGTTACATGTCGCCCGGGGCGCATCCATGTAGATTCAAAGTCATCTAAGTCTCTTGTTGGATTTGGTACAGTTATTGCAATCGTTGCTTTATTTAAAAGACCCATTGACCCATCGCCGATGCTAATATCGCATGTTTTTATAAATGGTGCAATACGACGACTATTATCAGTTAATGGATCAGTTTTTTTTAACGCAGCTGTTAATTTGTCTCCATCATCTGTAATTTCTACAAATGATCTTCTATATGTTTTTTGTAAAGAATTTAGATATCCTTCATCGCCGCTAGGCATATATCTTCCGGCTCTTGTGCTATAACCACCCAACGTACCAAATTTATCGTCTGGTCGTTGAGGTCCTCTAGCTCTTTTGCTTTTGGCAGGTGGTGGTTCATATGCTGTTATTTCAACATTAGCAATCTTTTCAGTCATATATTTTATATAACGATTGGAACGTTTAAATCGACCGGCTTGTCCTCGTTCGTTTAACTCTGCTTGTAAATTAGCATCTACTTCTGAATAAAATATATTGCTCATCGTGACTTGTTTGTTTGATTTATAATTTCTTGTATGTTGTTTAGATTTGGTATGCGAAGTTTAGTATTTTGTGGTACTATGATAGTTCCTTTACCCAATGCATTGCTACATGCAATTACCCACCACAAATTAGAATCGCCATAAAAAGTATCAGCAAGGCGATCAAGACGCTCCATGGAGGTTGTTTGAATAAATGTATCTGAGTCACTTACCGGTATAACGGGTATGATAATAGAATCAAATTTACGTTGTTGCCCCACACGTTTTGTTATATTTCCTGTTGCATATCTACTCATGTTAATTTCCTCCGCTAACTTGTCCTTGTGATGTATCTCTACTAGTTGGTTTTGGAACAGACTCTGGTTTTTCTCCTTTTACTGTTCCTTCGGAAGTGTCTCTTGATTGTTGTTCTTCAATCTCTGCTGGGTCGACATTGTCTTTGAAATCACTCAACCAGTTATCACTTCCTCGTTCCGGCATACCTTGACTGTTATAATTCTTGCCTGCTAATGAAAAGAATCTTCCACCTTTTTGTGGCAAGAAATCTGTAATCATGTTAAATTGTGTGCTTACACTTATTTTAAAAGGAACTTGCATGTTAGTTGGATCGTCTTCAATATTAATTTCCCAGGATGCTTCTGTGTCATAATCAAAACTCAAACTGTTTAAAACTACCGGTTGTTGCACAAACAAGTCTCCTATTGTAATTCTCATCCATGGGCCTCTTAAAGCAATATCTTCAAAACTATATTCTGGAGTAGTATATCCGGCTAACGCATTTAATTTTCTCCATATGGGTTTTAATTCGTCACGGCTTGTTGCATATATATCAAAACCTACACTTAAATCTCTACTATATCCGGTGTAATGATAATTGGGATCGGCACGGCCTATAAACTGTACTGGATTCCAATTGGAGTTAAAATTATCAGATAAATTAGTTATACTAGCTCTAAACACCATTATATCATCTGTTTCATTATCAGGCCCTCCGTTTTGTAAGGATGGACCAGTAAAAAAGAACTTTATAAAATCTTGGGTAAATGAGTCAGAAGCAATTACACGACCAAGAGCCTCTCCATCAGTTTTAAGAAATGAACTTGGTTTCCATTTATATGCTTCTTTGAGTGTTCTTTGATTAAAATCTATAACGTTTACTTTGTCTCCTCTAAATGGAATAATTTTACTTGTTGGTTCAATTTTCCATTTTGGCTTTTTTGCATCTCGTTTTACTTTGTCATTTTTTATTTTTTCAGCTTTTCCTCCTACCCATCTGGTAGTAACTTCCGAACCAATTGTAAAGTCATTGCGAATTGCATTTGGATTATCATGATCTCCCCATCCATATCCAAATTTACCAGATGCGTTTAAATTAAATACCGAATATGCTCCTGCAGGAGATGCAGCCGCTGCAGCGTATGCTATCATTTTTCCATTTCCAATTTTTCTTCGAAACGTTCCAAATGTTCCGTCTGCTCTAGTTGTTAACAGTTTTCTAGGATCTGTTATGATTTTTTCTGCACTATTTATTCTGCTTCGGAAATCAGCATACTGTACACCTGGTAGTCTTTTCAGTTTGTCTAGTGGTAAAGTTGCATATGGTGTATTTGTCGATCCGCCTAATAGAGTATTTGTTACTGATGATAAAAATGGAACTCCACTTATTCCTGCTGCTAATGAAAGTGCAGTATTAACAACGCCGCCGTCTGGTGCGTTAGTATTTTGTGCAGAGCGTGCATACCAATTTGCAGCTGCAATGTTTTGTTCGGTATTACGTCGACTAAATTGATCTGGTAATGCTGGATCAGTGTTTAGTGTTGGGTTTACAAATACAGTTCCTGCAGGTGGTATGTCAAGTATATCATATGTGTTAAATTGTCCTCCTGATAGCACTGGCGTTGTAAACTGATAGTTGTTAGCGATAGTTGGATTAAATTTAGTTAAACTAGGATTAGGCAGTATGTCAAACGGCTTGATAAATTGATTTACACCTAGTGTTGGGTTAGGAAATGATATTGGAACATTATTATCTAAATGAATTGGATTAGTAAACTGTGTTGTTGCTAGTGTTGGATTAGGTAATGATATTGGCATATTACTATCTAAATGAATTGGTCTACCAAACTGAATTATTCCTGATGTTGGATTTGTGTATATAATGTCAGGCAGTATGTTAAAAGGATTGGTAAATTGTGCGCTATTTCCTAGTGTTGGGTTACTCATTTTATTTTCCTTTTATGTGGCAAATGCTGTAGCTACAGGATCTCCGCTAATTTCAAATTTACCATAATCTCGTACGGCTCGGACGATTGCCGTTGCAAATGCATTTGGATCCATGCCTCCACCACCATCACTTGATTTTGTTTGTCCTGTTATAGTATCATTGTCGTTAATTGCAAATGATCCTGCAGGTCCAGATAATACACGTTGATAACCAGGCATACCTACCGGCGACATTTTAAAGTCATCTTTTTTCTGAGTAATATCAAAATTTGTTTTTGCGCCTAAAAGTGATTTCACATCAGTAAATATTTTTAGAAAAGCGTCAGTTCCAGCTGCACCTTGACCGACGCNTGCTAACGGGCCAGGTTTCAATTTAACTCCCATTGATTCAGCTGTTAATTCTACCAATTTTGCACTAGAATCTTTAATCATTTCTGATTGTTGAGTTCCTAGTATTGTGGCAGCATATGTTTCATTGGCAATTACAATTTGCTCGTCTAATTTTTCATCAGTTGTTCTGGTATCTTTTTGATTTGCAATTAGTTTGTCTAGGTCAGATGCCGCCATCCGGCCAGCTTGTACTTCTTTTCTTGCTTTTTTAATTAAATCATCTCCTTCGAGACCCATTAATTTTCTTCCGGCATCACCAGTTGCTTCTAGTATTTTCTTTTTTTGTAAAGCTCGAGCTAATTTTGCTTCGTCTATTCCTAATAATTTAGACATCTGCTCTCTCGCAAAAAGATTGTTTTCTAGAGTTTCTCCTTCATCTTCAAGAATTTTATTCATGACGTCTGCTTGAGCATTCATGTCGCCTCGCAGTGTGGCTTCTCGATACATGTTAGTTAAACTTTTTCCATTATCATCTGTTAAACGCCGGCCACTTAATAATTGATATTCTAATTCGTTGCCGATGCTACTTTCAATGTCTAACATTTGCTTTCCACTCGAAGCCATTTCATCAAGTGAAAATCCTAAACTTTTTGCTTTTATTGCAGCCATCTCTAAAGTTCCAGGCATACGACCAAATTGCATTTGTGTAGCAGCGCTAGCCATAGATATTTCTTCAGTTATTGTCTTTAAAGCGCCACTCATACCGGTTGTTTTTTCAATTGCGGCTGCTACTTTTATGGTAGTTTCTAAACGGTTAGTCATGAATCCAACTTCTTGACCGTTGACCTTTTTTGTCATTGATGCATAATATTGAAACTTTTCTGCTTGTTCTTCTGATAATTTCAAATTACGTGTTAATAACGTTTGTGATGCAGTTAATTCTTGTCGAGATCTACGATTGCCGTTGGCTGTTAAGTCTATAGTTGTAGCTAATTTCTTAAATGTGCCTTGCATTTTTATAATGGAAAGTTGAGAAATACTTAAATGTTTAGAAAAATTTGCAATTTCCATGGAAATCTTTGCAGCTTCTTTTGTTGTAATTCCTAAACTTTTATTTAAAGATGCATTGCGGCGCTCTAACATTAACGCACCACTGAGTCGTTCTCGTGTAATTTTTGCTAATTGTTCGTTAACTGCAAATTGCTTTTCTAGACCAATAACAGTTGTAGTTGATACGTCGTCTAGTGCCTTTACAGATTTAAAAATGCCTTCCAACGCTCCCTGAGCTGCTGTTCCTAGGTCTCCCCAATCGCTAGCGGAGAATTCTAAAATATTTCCTATTCTAGGCTGTTGCTTTAAACGTTGTATGAATTGTGATTGCGTCATATATTAATAAATATCAACGACTGCGTTTTGTTGTGTTAGATGGTCTAATAGATTTTGTCTTTCTTGCGTAAGTTTCTGCTCGGTCAATATCATCTTTGATTTTAGCATTTACGCGCTTAAGCCAATACCGTCGAAGAAACACCGGCATAGTGTATAGATCATCCCAGGACCACCGTCCTTCACCATACCATATTAAATCAAATATACTTTCGTGAATTAATAAACGATATTCAGAATTAAAACCAGAAAAAATCAGATCTGATTGAAAACCCGGCACGAAAAGTGCCTCCCCGTTCACTTTCAAATTCTGCGGTCATGTCTAGACCAGGTGCATTATCTATATAATATAAACGAAATTTCTTTGCGTTTTTTGCCATAAATCGATATCGAACGAATTGCTCAATACTTTCTTTAGTTCTAGACCCATCAACTTCTGTAATTACTTTGTTGCAAAACTGAGATGGTGTTATATCGTCGACGTTATCAATGTTATATGTAAATTTTAATTTATTATCTCCTGCGGTATATTCAAATTCTCCATTTTCATCTGATATTAAATTGAATAATTTTGGCTGTATTTTAGATAAATCTATATTTTGTTCAATATTTTCTTTTGTCTTTGGATCCTCTATCGTAACTGGATATTCAGATCCATATGATAATATTCTAGCAGAAATAATTAAACTATCTTTATCAAATGTAGACATTTCTGAAATATCAAATTTTGTTAAACTAATAGATTCAATTAAACGATCTAGCATAACTCCTTCTTTTATATATGAAATATTGGTTAGTATGTCTTCATCATATGCAGTCATGTATCGCATTTCTATTTTACCTTCACGTAATGGATGATCTTTAGGGTAAATTTTACCTTCACTAACTAATGATACTATGATACTAGGTAATTTGTTATGCTGTTCTTTTTCATAATGTTTTCTGGCTTGTTCTGCAGCTACCGATGTGCTTATTCGATCTGTCATTTTACTCATTTGTTTCCTTATTATAACTTTATTATAAATATATGTTCACAAAAAAAGTAGGGAGTTACCCTACTTAAATTGTATAGTTTAATATAATATTAGAAGTTTAAGAATGCCCAATCATATCTAATAGTCAATGAAATTTCTTGAACTGCATCGTCTCCAAAATCATAGCTACCAAATTCTGCGTCTGTAATAAATGCACCATTCAATGTCCATTCTTCTACTATTTCTCCGAGTGGAGATAGTTGATTTAATTTTAAACTTTTTTTGTAAAAGTCAGAATATCCATCTCTACCTGTTGCAGATTCATGATGCAGTCTAACCCACTCCATTACTGTTTGAGCTCCACTAGGTACAATTGCATCATATAACGTCATAGAAATAGAATTCCATTCAGATTTACCTTTTACGTATCGTTTAACGTTTAAATGATCCAATGTAATTTCTCCGTTAGATATTTTTGGTTTATCTGAAGCTTTTATTAAGTATGCAGGAATACCAGTATCAGCCATAGAAAGTATAAACTGATGTTTCTTTTTTGGTTCCCAGATAAATGCTTGGTCGAATAACTGATTTTCATCTATTGGGTTCAAACTACTATTAACTTGATCTATTAATGCCATATTGGTCCTTGTTTATTTTAATATAAATATAACGTACAGTAAAAAAGGTAAGACCGAAATCCTACCTTTTTAAAATTATTAATATTACTATTCAGGGAAACTTGCTCCGGTTGGTTGAATATTAAAGTCTAGGACTATAAATTCTGCCGTACGAGTTGGTTGAATAAATAACTGTCCATATAAAATATTTTGATCTATTAAATCCGGAGTGTTATTTGTGCTATCCATTACTGCTCGGAATGCAAACAATCCTTGCTTTGCTTTTACATCTGCTAAATAAGGATTCACTATGCTCAAAAATCTGTCTCTTGTAGCATTTGTGTTTTGTTCGAATACTAAGAATCTGGTAGATGATGCAATAAACTTTTTAACTGCAATAAGCAAACGACGCACATTTACTCTGTCTAACGCACTAGGACGTGCTTGAAGAGTCTTTTGACCCCAAATGCATATTCCGTCATTAACAAAGTTTGCAATAGGATTAACACGTGCTTCATACAATGTGTCTCTGTTAGATTGTGTTAATCTTACATACGTATCAGATGCTGGAACAACTCCTCTATTCAAACCTGCGGGTGCATACCATGGATGTTGTACTGCATCATTAAATGCTAATACTCCTGGTAATACTACCGACGGTGGTACAAACAATGGAACATTTTTACTAGGATTAACTATTCTAACCCATGGCCAATATGAAGCAACATAATTATTATCCAATGTAGTCACTTGATTTACAACAGTTGTAATACTGTCTGACACAGGATTTGTATCCATTACATAAAATGTGTCTTGACGATCTCTTACTAAGTTACGAGCTCCAACTGTTACTGCACTATGCAAACTATCAATGATACCTGGAGTAACTAAAAGATTCATATCATAATAATCAGTGTTGCTTAACAATGTAAACGCTTTATTATATGATTTAGTACCAGTAGATGTTGATGTGCTACAATCAAAACCAAATGTATTGTTAGAAGCTATGTTTGCTCCATTAAGCTTAGGCAAGTTAGGACGAGCTCCATCAAAACCTCCTTGGAATGGAATCATGAATTTTCTGGTATCTGGAGATACATCTTGATTAAATGTACTTCCAGTTAATGCGCCTTGCAATGATTGTGTATATGGAGCTGCCAATGATGGCCAAGCTGCTCCTACATCTTGACTAACATCTCCTAAATAGAAATCAGTATTTGAAGCAATACTACCACTTTCAGTAGGAGTAACTGCGATATAGTTTAAATT